TCTTGTCTTAGCCCACTCGTGCCAGATGTCCTGGGTGTATTGCTGACCCATTAACTGTTCCGCACAGGCGGTCAGGATCGACCAGTAAAACCGATTCTGAGCCGCTGTTCGAGGTGGTTTGGTAATAGTGACCATGTAGCCTAGTTCAACGGCTTCTATGGCCTCTATGACCCTCCTACGGTCATTCTCAGTTGTCAGGATTGATCTCATTTCTCAGATACCAGTTGTAGTTAGCTCGGAAGGCTCTTCTCTCAAAGTCGGTGAACTTATCGTGACGTTCTGAGTACATGGCATCGACCATGCGTCTTTTGAACTCTTTACTGTCAACGTCAAGCCACATCAGGTAATTGTCGAGCCCAGACTCGTAAAGGTCTCCGAATAAGAATCTCAAAGCGGTAATCGTTTCGTCTGTCGGTCTAGTTTTATAGGGTGCTTTGCAAGCATCATCGACTGCCAGTTGGATGACAGACCAGAGCAGTTTCTTGCAACGTTCTGTCTGGATTGAGTCCAACAGTCCTTCTTCAAATGTGTTCAGGTTCATTTTCTTTTGTAGTAGTAGGCCCAGGATTTCCTGTAGAGTTTTTCTTTTGTTACCAACTTGCGAGCCTCCAAAGCGCGAATCATCTTCAGGGCATTTTGTGGTGTGCAACCAAACTTGTTAGCCAGATCGTTAAGCGACATCCAATCATCGAGTTCTGCCAAATAAGTCATTTGAGTTCTAGTCATCGGTTTCGGGATAAATGATCTAGCAAACTTGGTGACTGCTTTCAGGAACTCATCTCGATTTGAGATGAGAATCCCAGATTGCTTGGCAACAGATAGAATCTGCTGTTGGTTCATTTGATCTCCGTCAGTTCTTTCTTGCGCTGTTCCTTAAATGCGTCAATTTGCTTGATGGACTCAGGATCGTTTTTGAAGACCTTGTACGCACTCGTGAATGCTGCCTTCAAGTCATCAACTGTTTTCGCCTTTAAGATCGTTTTTATGTGGTCGTCTACGGAAGGCTTATCTTCTTCGGGATAATCCTCTCCAGCATAGATGTGTAACCCAATTCCATGTAGTCCAATAGCTTTTGCTAGACACCTTTGCATGGCTGTATTGACCTGGAAAGCGTCAGGGTTAGAGATCGCTTTGTTACGGTGATCCATGACAGGAAGTTGTGCAGTGCGAGACACACCGAATGCTTTGACTTCGCAAAACACCATAACCGTGTCATTCCAGGTTTGGTAAGGCTTGTATTCCCACGTGGCGGTCGGATCGTGTTGCAACAACGTATCTACAGCCCAGGCCCAGGAGAGATACGAGAGGCCGTTCTTCTTCTCGATCTTCTCGGTTACGTCGATCTTTCTAAGTTCGTTGAATTTCATAATTGGCTCCTTTATTTGATGAACAGGAAGAGCAGTGTTCCGTAGCAAATCCCTAATGCTGTGCATAAGATCCAATCACTCCTCGTCGGTTTCCATTTCTCCAAGTTCAAACTCCTGTTGTTCCAGCTGTTGTTGGTGCTCACGTTCTCTCTCCCTGTCGTATTCCCAAAGTTGACGATCTAGCCACCAGTCATAGTTCATTGTTTTCATCCCTAACGTAGATCACACAGAACTCCATGTGGTTATCGTGGTCGAACACTACTGCCATGTTTTTAGGCAG